CAAATTCTGCTCGAGCGTTACGTTATGTTCGCCGAGGTAGCCATAAACATCATCCGGAGATGCGAAGAACACCGGAGTGTGCGCCTCATCCTCGAACTTCTTGGAAACGTATGCAGCTGCCTTCGCAACCTTCATCTGAAAAGTTGCAGCCGTATCCTTACCGGTTCCGACAGCGAGACCATCAAAGATCGTCTTACGAACGGCCGCCTGGATCTGCTTGAGCAGGGCGGTGTTGGCACCACCAACGGCGACAAAATAGCCCTTCTTACCGACGGACTCGATGCCGACCATGTTTCTATACTTGCTATATACGAGCTCTACGAGCGTGCCATCGTCTACCGTGATACCGGAATCCGGAATAAGTGCCTTCTCGGCAACAGTCTCCGCCGAGAGTGTTCCGGAAGTCTTATACGTCTTGAGCGCGGTGCCCGGTGCCATGACCTCAACATTCTCCTTGCTGAGAACAGCGAGAAGGTTATGAAGATCTGTTTCAAACTTCGCTACGAAATTAATATCCTGCGCATGCGCCTGGATTGCGTAATCTGCCATAAAAATACTCCTTATTTGAATAAATCGATGTTATCTTCGATTGCCTTGATTCTCTTGCGCTCATCCTTGATCGCAAGAATCTCGTCCTTCGTCATAACCGGCGGATGAGTCTCACCGCCATCCTTGACCTTCGGATAGTTTCCGGTCTTCGCAAATGCCAGAATGGCCTTTGCCTGATCCGAACATGCTTCTTCTGTGTCTCCGGATAACAGATCGGTCGGGACTCCGGTATCCTTAGAAACCTTCTCCCTGATATTCCTGAGCTCCGTGGCCTTATTCATCGCATCAAGTTTCGCCTGCAGTGCATTCGCTCGATCCGTTTCCTTCTGCAGCTCTGTCTTTCCGGCTTCCTGTGCCGCATCGAACTGCTCGGCCTTCGTCTTCAGTGTGTCGTAATCTGCGTACTTCGAGCGCTCTCGATTCAGCCGATCGGCGATGATTGCATTCATCTCTTCCTGCGTGAACGTGCGCCCGCCCTGTGGTTCCTTAACCTCAGGTTCATTTTTGTCCTTGTTCTCATTCTCAGCCATGTTATGGTCCTTTCCCGGCCTTTACCGTGGCCGTCACGTAAATTTATGTATCAAAAAAGCACCCATTTCTGAGTGCTTAAATGAACGGTGTTATGCTTTTAATGTCTTTTAAAAACTGTTTTGCTTTTTCAAGCAGTGAATTGTCTATCAGGTATGCGATTCCCTCCGGCGTGATCCTGCATGAATCCCAGCCTAAAATAATCGGCTCTCTTCCGCATGCTTTTTCGATGCACAGGCCTTCTATATAGCCCTGCTTAATCATATGCTCGAAGATATACAGCCAGTAACCTCGATTAATTTTAAAGAGCTTACCATCATAGGCAAGCATCTGTTCATCAATTGCCTGGTCCTGCTTCAGCTGACAGTAAAGATATGCCAATATTTTATAAACGATCACATAATAGTCATCCTTTGCCATTTATGTCTC